TGCTAAAGTATTTAGTGGAATGATAGATCGTGTAGTAGAAGGAAGAGTCAATCAACAATTGGCTCAAGATAAACAACAACGCAACGATGAAATTGCTTCACAAGCAAGAGAAAAAGAAGCCTCTGCTTTTAAACAAAAAATGAATATGAAAGATAGCGATTTTAATGAGTTAATGGATTTTGCCAAAAGCCATAAAATGAGTTATGAAGATATTTATTATTTGAAAAATAAAATCAACGAACTAGATGATTAAAAAGAAAGATAGCAACCTAGAATATCATTCTCACGATAGCATTTCTGCTAGTGGTCTTAAAACTATTTATAAGAAGTCTGTATATCATTATCTCAACCAAGAACAATTCGTATCAACACCTGCAATGAACTTTGGTAGTGCAGTTCATAGCGTACTTTTAGAACCTGAAAAGAAAGAAATATTAGCATTACCTAAAAACCTAAACCTTAGAACAAAGAAAGATAAAGAATACAAGAAACAATTAATATCTGACAACCCTGATAAGATTGTAGTTTCAGGTGAGGAAAAAGATTTTTTAGATCAGATAGCACAGAACGCAATGAACAATGAACTTGCAAATAAGTTATTATTTACCTTAGATGAAATAGAACATAGTTATTACGGTACGTATGAAGACGTACCAGTCCGTATAAGACCTGATGGTATCAAAAAGGGTAGATATATCATTGACATTAAAACGTGTCAAGACGCTTCACCTAAATCGTTTAGAAGTGCTATCTATAATTATGCTTATCACTTACAAGCGTGTTTCTATTCTGAAATGTTAGGTTATGATCCTGCATCATTTAGATTTATTGCTATAGAGAACAGATATCCATTTGACGTTGCAGTATATTCTTTGTCTGATGATCTTATAAATAAAGGTAAACTAGCGTGGCGAATAGCGTTTGATTCTTGGAAAAAATATATTGATAAAAAACATATTTCAGGTTTTTACTGGGATGATGTAAATGAAGACGGAAGTTTAATATTATGACATACAATCAACTTACGACAGAAGATTTTATAAAAAGAGCAAAAGAAAAATATGCAAACAAATTTAATTTAGATTTTGTAGTTTATAAAAACAGTCATAAAAAAGTTAAAATTATATGTCCTATACACGGAGAGTTTAAAGTAACACCAACCAGTTTTTTGTCTTCAAGAACAAAATATGGTTGTAATAAATGTGGCAACATAAAAATTGGTAAAAATTTAAGTAAAGGTTTAAATCAATTTATAATTGAAGCAAACAAAAAATATAATAATAAATTTGATTATTCTTTAATAAAAAATTATAAAAATATATATCAAAAAATAAAAATAATATGTCCAAAACACGGACAATTTGAACAAAAAATTTCTGATCATTTGAAATGTAAATATGGATGTCATAAATGTTATATGGATGAAAAAGGTAAAAGCAGAATAAAATATAACACAAATTCATTTATAAAAGAAGCAAAAAAAATATGGAAAGATAAAATAAATTACAAAAAAACTAAATATGTAAGAGGTTCATATAAATCTATTTTTATATGTAAAAAACATAATTTAGAATATGAACAATCTGCTGAGAATCATATTAAAGGAATGAGTGGATGTTATAAATGTGTTAAAGAGAATGGTAAAGGTGGTGTTTTCTTACAAAATAAAACTGCTTTTTTTTATACTTTGAAACTTTATAATTTTGAAAAAATTATCAACAATCAAATTGTAATAGATTTTGATACAATAGGAATAAAAATAGGTGTTACTCATAATTTAAAAGAAAGATTACAAAAATTTAAAAGGAAAACAAAAGGTGATTTAAAATTATTGTTTTTATATGAAGGGTTAGATTTAGATGTATATAATATTGAGAAAAAATTAAGAAAAAAATTTTTTAATAATATTTCACGAGTGAATGTAGATTATTTTATTGATAAACAATTAATGAAATATGGTTTTTCTGAAACAATCAAATATTCCAAAAAAAATATTAATACAATATTAAATCATTGCGATAAAGATAAAAACATAAAAAAAGTTAAATCATTAGAAAAGCATTTTGTATGATATTTAAAAAAGAATCTGATGTCAGAGAATATTTAAAATTTATTATTGATGACATAGAAGATTCTGAAGAAATGAGTCACTACGATATGGAAAGTATAAGAAGTATAATAGAGATAAAAGTTAGGAAGTCGTATTACGACAAATGGATGATTGAAAAATATAAGTATGATAAGCTGATGAAGCTGTGTGGTGATAAAGATTGTTTCTATGTAGTAGCTTATGATCATAAGTTATATTGGTATGATCTGAAAGATATTGATATTTCAGAATTAGAATTAGCAGTTATCGATTGTCCTAAAACTACCAACTTCAAAAACAATAAAATAGTAAAGAAAGAAAGTTACATATTACCAAACCATAAAAAGAATATATATGACACCAACGACTGATGATTTAAATAGAAACGAAAAAAGAGAAATCTATGGTGCTTATAATACCAATAAGCAAGTGAAAGCTAAGATTGATGCTCTTATGGAAGCAATGGCAAAGATTGAATGTAATCTTGGTATTGATTCTACAGATGAAGAAAGAGAAAAAGCTAGTCAAGAACAACTGATCTTTTTAAGTAAGATCAAAGAACTTGATCCAGTAAAGTATGACATTTTAAAAAAAGTATTATGACACAGACAGAATTTGACAAATTAGTAAAACAATTAAATGATTATTCATTTGATATAATGGTTAGTAAAAGACCTGAATACACAAATGAAGATACAGATGTTCTTGCAAACTTTAAAAGTACAGCAGAAAGATTAGAAACATCTGATATGAAAGTATGGGCAACATTCTTTGAAAAACAAATACAAAGTATTTATGCTCACCTTAAAAACGCAAACCTTAAAAAGAGTGAACCAATACATTCTAGGTTTGCAGATGTTATCAACTATTGTTATTTGGGTTATGCTTTATTTGTAGAAAGAGATGGTAATAAAAAATGACAATACTAGATTTGTTTAGTGGAATAGGTGGTTTTTCGTTAGCACTACAAAATGTATATGACAAACCGATAAAGCATTTAAACAGCGACATTAATAAATATGCAAATCAGGTATATAAATATCATTTTAAAAATTCTATAAACTATGGATCAGTTAAAAATATTCAACCAAAAAAATTACCAAAAATCGACATCATCACTTTCGGAAGTCCTTGTCAAGATTTTAGCTTGGCTGGAAAAAGACGTGGGTTGGAAGGAGAAAGAAGTAGTCTTATCTCAGAAGCAATTAAACTCATTTCTGAATGCAGACCTAGTTTTTTTATCTGGGAAAATGTTAAAGGAACATTCTCCTCAAACAATGGTGAAGACTTTTGGGCAATTATCAAAGCGTTTGCCAACATTGGGGGCTATAGACTTGAATGGCAACTGCTTAACACAAAATGGTTTTTACCCCAAAATAGAGAGAGAATCTACCTTGTCGGATGTATTGCAGAAAGATGTAAACAAAAAATATTTCCTATCACAGAAACTAATTTCAACTTTACTGAAAAGATCTGGAACAAAACAAGGAAATCAACAAGTAAGCAAAATACACATACACGAACTATAAGCAGTAGAATACACAAAATGGGTAATGATGATACTTATATAAAAGTAATTGATAAAAGAGGTAACGTAAAAAATAGGAATTATGCTTCCACAGTTATTGCAAGTTATCATAGGCATCCTTCAGATTCTGATTATGTTTTAATTAATTCATTTGAAAATAACATAAGAAGACTTACCCCTATAGAATGTGAAAGATTACAAGGTTTTCCTGATAACTGGACAAAATACGGAACAAAGGGCTTGATTTCTGATACACAAAGGTATAGGATGTGTGGTAATGCTGTAACAGTTGATGTTGTTGAGGAAATTTTTAAAAGAATATTATGTTTAAAAAAAAGTTAATTAAATTTATTGCTATTGGATTGATAGCTGTATTAAGTATATTTTATGTCAGGAATGAAATCAAGGCGAAAGGGTCACGATTACGAAAGACAAATACGGAGAGAGTATAGAGAACTCGGTTGGTCTAATTGTGAGACTTCAAGGTTTGCATCTAAGATGATGGATGATAGAAAGATTGATTTAGTAAATACTAAACCATTTGCAGTCCAATGTAAATCTTTAATTAATAATCCATCATATCATAAGATATTCAAAGAGATGGAAGCAGATAGAGATGATTATAAGATCATCTATCACAAAAGAAAAAACGATGGTGAATATGTCATTATGGAAAAAGATGATTTTCACGAACTCGTTGAAATGTTAATCTATCATAAAATATTTTCTTTATGAAATACATATCAGATCAAACTAGAAAAAAAGATTTATTAAAAACACTAGAAGGTATCACAAAGAAAGAAATTGAGTGGTCAACTTCTGATCTTGAATCCGATGACTGGTCTAAACTGCACGATCATATTCTTAGACTTCAAAAGAAATACATATAAAAATTTTTTTATTTGTAAAAAATTTTTTATCTATGTAATGTCAATATTGACACAGAATTTTAAAACTAAATTATATGGAAAGTTTTGATGTAGATGTTAGAGAGAGGGATGGTAAACCATCATACGGGAGACCAAGAACAGTCTCTTTACATTTAAAGCTTCATAAATCTAAAAGATGGTTTGCAATGAAGATCAGACATCTTGGTGGATATATGATTATCAGAATTAAAACTGATGGAAAACTAGGCAGAAGGAATAAGTGGGGTTCACCTTTTGGTTACTTTGGTTATTCTAATACATTTATAAATGCTATTAGAAAAGCTAAAAAAGAACACAAGGTTAAAATACCAGTCAATGACTGGGTAACTGTAAGATGTAAGTCCTATCATTCATTTGATAGTTTACAGTCTCACTACGACAATATTGTTGAAGAACTTAAAACAATAGTATTATAAATAATTATGGGGGTAGAAATACCCCCTTTTGATTTTAAACGATTTAAGCGATTAATTATGAAAAATGATAGTTACCATAGGGCAAAAGAGAAAGCACGTAAGGAACGACTTAAAAAGCGTATAGAGTGGATCAATACTGATTGGTCTGATAAGGTAAAGAATAGTGATATAAATATTCAGCTCAAGTCTATAAAAGAGTTAGCTGATGAGATCAAAGAATTAACTGGCAGAAAGTAATGACATTTGAACACGACATCTGCACATTCGAGGTTTCACGAGATAGAAACACATTAACTATAATGATGCTAGACTACACTACTGAAGATGGTCAGAAGATCACGTTGAATGATCCTTGCGATATGACGTATGTAGTTTCTGAATCAGTATATGATGAAGCAAATAATTTATTATCTGAATTTGAAAATGAATAATATGAAAAAATTAATATTAGATTTCTTATTTTTGATCGTGTTGTTTTCAACACTATATGTTTCATTAATACTTTTTGTATGAGTTTATATGAATTTCTTAAAAAAACATTTCTTGATTCTTGCTCTAACTCAATGCACGATTTAGAGCAAAGAAGAAAGATCATCGAAGAATACAAAGAAGAAGTAAACCAATTCCAAGAACTTCTGAAAGATGAGTGTAAATCTTTAAAACATTTAGAAAAAAAATCTTAACGTGGTTTTAATCTTGCGTAAGCATATTGTAATAAAGGATCAGCACTATCTTCAGGTCTTGATGTAAAGAAACCTCTTGATCTACTAGTGCTACTAAATGATCTTAAATTCGATTGATTAGATACGTGTGTTTTTATTTTATATCTATTTTTAGAAACATTCCATTCTAAATTATCTATTGCCATCTGATCTGTATTATCAGGTAATGTTGTAAAATTAAGTTTTGGGAATGTAAGCATACTAATAGGTGATAATAAATTATCGCTATCTGAAGTCTTTCTAAATGTACCTTCATACATATTGTTATTATCTGACAAGTCTGCTAATCTTAAACGACACATCATAGCTTCTAAATCTTCTGCTTCAGATAAATCTTGATGATCAAATGTTACTATTGCACTTGGAGGTGTCACAGTATTAACCAAAGCATTTGCATAACCAGTATCTTCTATCTGTCCAAACCTTACATCAAAGGGAGGTATTACGCCACTATTCTTTCTAAATGTTGTGTCTGTAATATTTACAAGTGTAGAATAATATTCTAAATCTGATACTGCAACAAAATCAACATCATCAATATAAAATCTAAAACTTGTGCCTAAAGGGAAATTTGCTTCTTCAGGTTCATAAAATTCTATAGTAATATTACCAGTAGATGGTAAAGGTAAAATATCAAAGCTATATCTTACCCATTCATTAGCAACATCATTATTAATTCTGTTTTTTACAGAAGATGATTTCCATTCATTATTAATAACATCCCAATATTTAGTTGTACCTCCACCATCAGGTGTAAATGTTAATCTCCAGTAAAAATTATAATTAAGCAAGTTGCCATCGTATGTTGCAGGTTGGTCAGCAAAGATTGCATAATTTAACTTTAAATCTTTTGATAAAAAAGTATTACTAAAATTAGCAGTATTATTGGATGCTATTAAATTTGTATCACCACCATTAGCAGTATCATTACCTATGTTTATTAAACATTTTGATCCTTGATATGGTGTGATTCCAAATGTTGTTGTATTGTTATCTACTGCAAACGTGGTTGCTGTATCGGTAATAGTCCAAGTATTTATAGCATAAGCATCAGATGGTATTGATCCACTAGGTGCTGAAGTGCTTTCAAAGTCTCCATTTGTAAAGTTTGATTTTAATAAATTTTTGATTGCTGTATTTACTCTTGCTCTGACAGCAGGTCTCTTGATAGTTTTAATCAAATCTTTATTCATAGGTTGTATAGTATTTGCACTTCCACTTGAATTTATATTTTGTATTATCTGAGCTGATGTAAAGGATTCTGTACTTTCATTAGAACCATTCTTATCATAAGTTATAAATTTGTTACCTATAGCATTAGTATAACTTGTATCAAATGCAGATAAAGAATAAGAATCATTTGATATGATAGTCCAAGTGTTTTCGTGTTGAAATATTCTACAGTTGAACATTAACAATAAATTAGATAAAATAAACTTAGCATCTAAATTGTTTCCATTTTCATTTCTAAAAGCAGACACATCATTTATTTCTATTTGATCATAGGGATTGCCATAGCTTGGTGTAACACCACTTGCAGAAGTAGGTTTAATTCTGCATAAAAACTTATATGAGAAGTCAAGTGATTTACCACTATCACCTTGTCCGTTCTCAATATTTATCTGTCTTAGACATTCTACTATTGCTTGTAATCCAGTAGGTTGTGTTGTTGTCAATTCATATTCGTATCCGTCTAATGTACCGATAAGATCAGAAGCATATGCTTCTATTAAAAATGGGAAATCTTGTAATGGTAGATTAAACGAATCTTGTACTATAAAACCAGTCCAGTATTTTCTATATACAGAATATGTTTTGCCAGTAGTTGTGCCTGAAGTAAATATATCTGAACTTAATACTAAAGTATTATTGTCTGTTACAGCAGTAACAGAAGCTGATGTGTTATCGTTTTCATTTATTACAATGTCACCTACTTTTACTTTAGATGTAAAAGTAGCAGATGAATCTTTTAATACGCTGATAGAACTTGTTGATGTTGTTGTGCCAGTAGCGTTTCTAGTTGATAATACAACTTTAAATTCTCTATCATTAGAAGGTTCAAGAAAATCAATACTTCCTTCAGCGTTCCATAAAAAGTTTGCAAGATTCCAATTTGTTTCTTCTAAGTTCCAAACTCCACCACCAGTACCTTCTTCTACATAGAATTGTAATTTGCAAGAACTACCAATGATTGGATTAAAAAAATTATTGTCTTGTTGATAAGATACAACAACTGGATTATCACCAAGTGTTAGATTATCCGAAACCAAACCACTATAACCATCTTCAAATATTTGTAATAAAAACTTGTGTTCATCTGTGTCAAAGAAATTAACTCTATATAATTCTCCGTAAGCCATATCTATCCAGTTATTCTTGCCCTGAAATCACCTGCTCTTTCAAGTGCTAGTATTAAGTCTTGTCCTCTAAGTGTAAATTCACCCCTTGTTCTATTTCCTATTGTACCCATCATCTGTGGTAATCTGTTTAATGGTATGACTGCTTCTGATTGACCTGCTTCACCTATAATACCCATAGTTGGTTTAGTTACAATACCACCGTGTGCAAAATTTTTAACACCTTTGTCTCTAGTAATCGCAGATATTATACCTGCACCTGCTATTACAGCAATAGAAGTCTTTAACATTTTTCCAATATTAACTACACTACCACCAAACAACATAGCTCTTAGTGCTGTTGCAACAACTAAGGCTACAGTCATTTGTAAAATCATTTTAGATAAAGAATTTATTATTTGTTTTATTGATTTGTCAGCTTGAAACGCCATTCCAACCAATGATGAACCAACGGCTAACGCTATACTTTCAAAGCCACTTTTCATTTTTTCTGAAAAATCAAAAGTTTCTTCAGAGGTTTCAACAACTTGTCTCTTTACGTTTGATAGTCCTTCTGCAATTTGATCTGCAATGCTTTTAACTTGTGTAAGTAGTTCTACTGTTTCGTGTGCATTAGTATTAAGATTATCAAAACTTTTACTTGTAGATTCTACTGCTTCATCTGTTTCTTTTGTAGGTTCAAGTATATTTTCTAATTGTAACTTAAATGATTCATAAGCTAATGTAGCTTCTTGAACTTTTAATTTTTGATTGTCAACTGCTATTGTAGCGTTTTCAAGCAAGGTTCGATATGTTGATAACCCTTGATTTTCTTTTACTCTATTGTCTATTGCTTTTTGGAAAACTTCTTCAGCTCTATTTCTAGCATCTACTAAATTTGAAAACTCTTGTTGTTCTTGAATTATAGCATCACGACCTTTTAATGTTTCTTGATTAATTTGTTTCTCTAATTCTAAATACTTTTGTTCTAATAATCTTTTCCTTATATCAAAAAGTTTTTTATCATTTCCTGCAAGATTTTCGGTAGATGAGTTCATCTCATCTAATTCTTTTTTGGTTGCTTTGAAATCATTTAATAAAGCCTTTTGAGGATTTAAAATTCTAGTAATATTCTCAAACAAACTTTTAAATCCACCGATAACGCTTGTGAGCATAGGCATCAACGCTTCACCTATTTCATTTTTCAGAGTATCAAATGAATCGCCTAAATTTGAAATCTGTCCACCAAGTGTTTTAGATATACCAACCATAGCACCTGATACCCCTTCTAAATCACCAAGTGAAAGTATATAGTTTTGTATTGCATCAGATGTGAAATCTACTTGTGTCTTTACGTTCTTAAATGTAAACGTAACCTGATCCCCTTGTTTACTAGCACGAATACCAAACTCTTTTAATCTCTCAAACTCACCAACTTGTGCATCAATTATTGCTTCTGTAAGCTGTACAAACTCTTTACCAGTAGATGATGCAAGATCACCAAGTTTTCTCATCTCATCAGATGTCGGTTTAAAACCTTGATTTGCAAGTCTTACAAAACTGTCTGTCAATTCTGATACACTAAATGGTGTTTGTGATGCAAACTCTGTAATTCTATCTAATGCTTTTTGTGCTTCTGATGTACTGCCTAAAGTATTAGTTAAAACTGATTCAAACCTTTGAAATGTAGAAGTTGTTTCTACTACTGCACTACCAAACTCCATTATTTTATCTACTGCGAAAACCCCTGCGATAACTCCACCAACCTTTGCTAGATTAGAACTAAAACCACTTACGCTTTTTTCACTTTGCTTAACAGCTTGTTTAAACTTACTAGCATCACCATCAAATTCAAAAAGTAATCTTTCTCTTGCCATAAATTAGAATTTAGTAACAAATATAAATATTTTACATCTTAGATATTTTACCTTCAGTCATCGTCTTATCCCAGTCCTTTAAAACGTTATCTAATTCTTGTTTGCTTAACGGTTTGGAGACTTTCTTTTTAACTGCATTATCTTGTGGTAGTTTAAATAATTTGTTTGGTTGTATTCTTTGTGATGCTTTAGTTGCGTTTACGTTGATAAGCATAGCTGATATATAACGCAGTCTTTCCCATTCTAGGTTCTGATGTATCTGAAATGCCTCAGCCATTCTTGTGTTCTCTGCAAACGTATTCTTCCAAAATGTATTAGGGTGTATTCCACATTGACCAATGTAGAAATCTAAGATGTCCTCCCAAATATTAGTATCTACTTTTTTTTTACTTCTTCCTTAGATACTCTTGGTATTCCCATATTAAGATCGTTACCAAGTATCCTAGATTCAGTAAGTGCAACCATTACCTTTTGAAGTTCTTCTGCACCAAAGTCTTCTAACCAAGAACCAACATCATAAATAGTATAATCAACTGGATTCTTTTCTTCTTGATCATAAGCAATAAGACCTGAATATATCAATGCTCTTATTGATGATATGTTAAGGTTTTCTGCTGTGAAGTATTTTTCAAGATCATTGAGACCAATACCGAGAGTTTCTGTAAAGTGACACCAAAAATTCATAGAGAAATGGAGGGTTCTTTCTTTCCCTCCAATCTCTATTTTTATGTAACCTCTTTTACTGTTCATTAAGTAAAACTACTACTAATAATTAAAATATAAAAATTATTAGTTAGTACCTATAGAAACTGCACCAGTAGAAGTAAAAGTACCTGAAAAAGTAATAGGTGCTTCTGCATCTGCTGTATAATCAATAGAACTGATAAATCCTTGAACTGCATAAGTAGTATCACCACTTACAGCAGTACCGAATCTTGCGTGGATTTTTGTTCTATTATTTGCGTGTCCTATCATAGTATCAACATCAACGGTATCATCATAGGCAACAAAAGAATCGAAACTAATGTCGATTGATCTTGCACCTGCGATCACCTCTCTATATCCACCACTATCTTTAGAAGTAGCTTCAGGTGTATCTAAACTAAATGATAAACTTGCTGAAGTTGAGTGTCCGAGATTTGTAAATGAACTACCATCTGTACTGATCTGAAGTACGAGAAGAGTTCCATTCATAAGTCCTGTGCTAGGCATAGTATTATATTTTTAAACTGTTAAACAAATAATACTACAAACTTAAATAAAGAAAAGTATAATTATTTTTATTCAGATACTGATAATGTAACAGATGTAGGGTTGATCTTCTCTTCAATCTGTGCATCTAAGCTAGATTTCATCTCGTCAACTTTTTCTGCACCTAGAGCTGATTCACACCATTCTGTGACTTTTGCGTTTGTCAAATCAGCAAAAGGTATGAAGTCTGTAATATCATCAGTTGAGATAACTTGTGTACCAATGATTGTTGCAGTATAAGGGTTGTTATCTGCATCTACTTTATCAGATGTACAAGTGTATCTCCAATGTATATTATAAACTACGTCTGTGTTACCGTCTTTAGATGGGTAACAGTCAACTGTCTTGCAGTCCCACGAATAAGTATTTTTTGCTTTTGCCATAATTTTGTATTTAATATTTTAACAAATATAGTAATTTTTTAAATCTCTTTTTTCAGTTCATCTATCTCTGCTTTCAGTTCATTAATTATATCCTGTTGTTCTTGTATTGCTTTTACTAAAATTGCAAACTCCATACCTACCTTTAATCCTTTCGTATTTTCATAACCTGATAACACATTAGATTCATCATCATACTTTCTTGTGTCTCTTTCAGTAACAAGAGATGGAAATACTTGTTCAAATTCTTGTGCAATAAATCCAATTTGTTTGTGTTCATCTCCTAAATAATTAAAGTTTTTGACTTTTAATGAAAGAATGTCAGATAATTTGGGTGTAGCGTCTGAAATATTTTCTTTTAATCTTACATCTGATGAAATTGTACCATAAGTACCAGTACCATTTTTAATTGTACCATTTGCTTCAACTAATGCAACTTTTGAAAAGGTAGCTGAATTTGACCTACTGTATATATTTAAATCAATAACACCACTTCCTTGGTCGTGAGAACCAATAGACCAACCATAACCATTAGAAAAATCAGTTGTTACAAATTCTATATTACCTTCAAATTCAGATGCTTTTGGCATCCTGACTTTACCTTTATAAGTTGGGTTACCCGATGAAAACCCATTAGTGCCAATTTGTACTTCACCCCCACTTGTGATTCTAGCTCTCTCACTATTATTGGTTCTAAAAGCCATATGATTATCAGCGTGGTCATAACTAATTCTACCAATATCATTGTCACTTGCATCACCAAAATCTATAAAAGTTTCTAAACCATCAGCACAAGTAAACCTTAACCCATCTTGGTCTGCGTGAGCTATAGTTAATTTCATTGTAGGGTTTGTGGTTGAA